TGTAGTTGTTTCGATTGAACCAACTCGTCCGGTGCTTGCCCCTTGGAAAAAATCTATCTGTCGCATAGTGCCCGATCCGGCACTGTTAATGCAAGAAATAGCAGCAGTGCTTGCCGCACTGGATAAAGTCACAAAAGTTCCACCGTATGTAGAAGAAGTTGTCTTTAGTAAAAGTTGCCCATTTGATGCAATCCGCATCCGCTCGGCAGAACCTGTAGCAAAACGGAGATCTGTGGCGCGGAAACCCATAGACGCTAAAGAACTTCCAGCATTGTTGGTTGCAACCAATGCAGGAACATCTCCTACCTCACCTTGGTTTCCGTTAAACGAAATGTTTTTATCCGTGCCCATGTTCACGGTCATATTGCCTAGAGCGGTCGTCGTGCCCACAAGCACATTGCCCGAGCTGTCGATTCGCATCCGCTCGCTGTCATTTGTGTTAAAAGCTAAATCATTGTTTTGAGACCAAATTTGCGTACTGTCGTCAGATGCGCTTCCTGTATTTTCAAGAATAAATCTGCAAGCTGTTGACCCTGTATTCTTTACATGCAAGGGACTGCTAGGCGCCGACGTTCCAATGCCCACATTCGATGGAATACCCTTAAACAGGCTTTCGACCGTGATCTTTTTGTTCTTATCAGCCGCAGCACCCTCGCTAACGTCCACAATCGTCAGCAAGTCGCCCGTTGCCTGACTACCTGCAGCAAGAGCAGTCAGATCAGTAATTTTGCGGTCGGCCATTGCTTACGTTTTGATGACGTACATCATTGCAATGTTACGCACTCTGACCTCGCTGCCACCAGAGTTTTGGATGCTGATTCCTGTGCTTGCATTGTTGATCGTGATGCCGGTCGTGGCGCTCAATGTCGGCTCTTGACCGCTGAGACCCGTTCCAGATTCTTCAATAACACCATCACCACTGTCGCTGTTTGAGTATTGGACTTGGTGGATGTGACCTGGGTCGTTGATGCTGTGGTTGTGACCAGGGTCAGTAACGCTGTGATTGTGTTGCTTGTTCTGGTCTCCTTGGGCGCTGGCAAAACTGCGGCCACTGTCTACACCGCGACCATCGTCCCAGCCGCGAACAAACTCACCACGGAGGTCTGGAACGTTAAACGTGCTGCTTCCGTCGCCTTCACCGTGCGTCGTTCCAATAATGGCGAACAGATCGGCGTAAGTTGTCCGACTAACTGCAGCGCCATTGCACTTCAAATAACCACTTGGCGCAGTAGTCGTCGCCATCATGTGAACCGATCCAGTCGGCACAGCCTGCGGCAGGGCCGTAAAACTCAGGTTGCCGCTGCCATCTGACTGCAACACGTCATTAGCGTTGCCGTCACTGCTAGGCAGGGTAAGCGTGATGTCGCTGGCAACGTTTGACGGAGCTTGGATTGCGACAAAGTTGCTGTTGCTTGTATCTCGCAGCCTTAGAGCCTTGCGATCACGGATTGTGATTCCGTTGCTGTCAAAGTGAGCGCGGCGCGTTCCACCCGTTGCAATATCAAGCGTGTCAGCTGCGCTGAAGTAAATGCCAGTGTTGGTGTCGTCAGATCGACGAATCGGCAAGCTGCTGACCGTTCCAGCAGGTACGCCGACATTGCCTGTAAACGTAGGGCTGGCTTTTGTCGCTAGTCCAAGGTTGGTCTCACTGAGAGCGCCAATGGTAATGAAGGACGTATTAGTTCCATTCCTAATCTTCAACTCGTCATTCGTTTCATCTGCCCAGATCATCCGGGCAACAGAATTAGCAGCACTAGGCTCAGACGAACTCGCATTCAGGCTGTAAATCGCAGCCATGTTGGAGTTGATGTCCGCCCGGACATTCGCTCCAGTGTCATTCTGGATCGGAGTGGATTTTGTCTCGTTTACAAAGGACATCAGCCAATCCCGTAGCCAGTGGCAGTCCAGTTCACCGCTTTGGCGATCCGGGTGTCACTTGAATTGTAGACCGACACATCAAATCCGGTAGCCGACGAGTTGCTGATGACGTAGTAGTCACCTGATGCGTTAGTCGTAAAAACGATCCCGACAGAAGGCGTCACATAGAACTTGTTGCCAGTGCCATAAGTAACTGACACGTCTGCGCTGGTGCTAGTCGTCACCGATCCAGTCACTGAACGCCTTGGCATTTGCGCTTCAACGCGCAGCTGGTCAACAGCGATCTGCTCCTGCGAGCTGCCAGTGCTGAACTCTGCCTTGACCTGGTAGCCACGGGCCTTGAACTCAGCGTTGTTAAACCGACGCCAGCTCGTGAACGTAGGAGAACCCGCAGGGTCATCCTGTGTGGTGCGGATATACAGCTCAACATCACAGGTGTTTGGAGCGGTGCCGTCAAACTCAGTGATCAGATCAAAGTCAGGCTCATCGTCGATGCGCTCTCCATACGGGAAGAAGCTGCGAGCCCGCAACGTGCTGTCCAACCTGAGGCTGAAGACATCGCTCAACGTAAATGTGTTGCCGCTGTTGAAGACATACGTTCCAGACGTGTGCAGCTCATCGTCGCCTTGCAGATCTAAGTTGCTGTCGTCCTCAAGCAGCAAACCGCCGCCATCTTCAAGGTCAAAGTCGCCAATAGCAGCAAGCTCGTTACCAGTGGTTGCCAGCTCTAGTTCATTGTTTACGGTGTCAACAACCAAGTTTGTCTTGGTGCCGGTAAACGATGGATCCTCTGTAGAACCCAACGCACCAACAACCTCAACGCTTTGAAGGTCTGCCTTCGTAAATTCGATCAGTGCAGCGGTCAGACTTTCGCGGCCACCAGAGTCAACAAACTTGGCGCTGTACGTTCCAGCCTTTAGGTCGGCATACGCTTCAGTCGCAGAGCCTGAAATTTGCTCAGAAATGCTGGTTGAAGTCGGCCATGTAACGCCGCTCAAATCAGGCGAATGGCGCAAGCGAACATAACCGCCAACACGCACATCCAGGTCAGTGGCTTGCGTCCACGTCAAACGTGCTTGGCCATTGACCGGAATCATGCTGAAGTTAGTTACCGCAGCTGGTGCAGCGGTTTTGCCCCCTAACTGAAAGTCTGCAGACGTAATCTGACTGCCTTTGTTCAGGTAGTTCTTGGCCTGGATCTGTACATACAGCCGACCAGCCCGCAGGTTTCGCAGCGTAACTGATGGGGAAGACGTATCGACGGCCTGCCAGTTATCATTGTCAATCCGGTACTGGACGCGAAACTCACTGACGTTGACGCGATCATGGTTCCAGCTGACCGACGCACCAACAAACACACCGCTGGCTTCTTCGTACAAAAACTCCTCGGTGTTAATGCTGTCGACCGCGTTGGGGATCAACGACAGGTTGCTAATGTCCCGGTTGGTCAGCTCAACATCAGCTTCAATCGCGTCATAAATTGTGCTGTTAAAAGCAACAGCATTAACTCCGTAAGTGCCATCATCGGCCTCAGCGACAGATACAACGCGGAACTGCTGGGACTGAACCTCGTCGTTCTGAAACAAAAACACCGATCCAGCAGCAGGTGCTTCGCTAAATGCACTGGAAACGTCGATCTTTGCCGTTCCATTCGCAAGCAACGTGATGCCGCCAACTGGCACATCTTTTTGCTCAACCAAGCCGGTGGACAGCATCACTGACAGCTTCGGGTTGTTTGCAGCAGCCAAGGAAGTGGTCAGGCCGTTGCTGCTATCTGTTGTGATTTGCGTTGTAGTTGCAGATTTGACTCGACCTGAACGACGCGCACCAGCCTTAACAGGATCAGCAACATCGATGACCATGCCAGGTCGCAAGATGATGCCGCTTTCAATCGCAACGCTGAACTGGATTGTCTCAGTCAGGTTTTGTTCGGACAGCAGCGTCCATTTACCAATCCGATGCGCTTGACCCTGGCTATAACAACCAATCGCCTTAATGTCCTTTTTGATGATGCCGTACTTGGCGACCGCATCATGGTCTTCAACGTATTCATATTCGACATCGCCACGAGTGTCGTATGACTGCCAAGCCACAACAGCAACGGTGTGACGTGCTTTCTGGGACGTGCCTTGATATTGAAAAATGCCGTCAACAACATTGCTAGGGCTGAGCAGATACTGCGGATCAGACGGCTTGTCCTGCAGCAGCTGAAGCGTTCCAGCGCCGTAGTACGCAATGCCACGAAAAATGGCTGTCATCTGCTGGATGACGTTGTAAACCTCATCCCTGCTGTTAATCAGCATGTTGAGGCTGAAACGCGGCTCTTGGTTGCCCGCTCCATCACTAACTAAAGCGTTGCAATACTGACTAATTGCAAAAAAGTCGTACTTGTCAAGCGATGACTCTGGAACGCCCGCGCCGTAACGCTCACTAATTAGCAAGTCGTATAAGCACCAAGCTGGGTCATTTGTCCATGTTGCAGCCTGAAAAGTTCCGTCCCAGATGCCGGAATACGTGATCCGTCCCAGATGCGTTGTTGTGTCTACTGTTGCGTTACTCGGGATCTTGACCTTGATTCCGCGAATCAGATACTTACGAGTTGGGATGTTGCTGAACTGACGTGAATCAAACCGCAAACCAACTAACGCTGAGTTGGGATAGCGGAACTTATCGTCAATAATCTCGGTAAAACTTTGAAAGATCGTGCTGCTAGCTCGCTTCTGACTTGTCTCGTCGGCGCTGACACGCACCATGCGCACATCAACAGGAAAGCTGCCAGTCAAATTGACTAGATAATCTCGCTGATAGCGGTTGCTGCTTTTGCCGCTGATCGTGTCAGTAATAACGTCGTTGTATCCGCCGTTGTTGTACTGGATCTGAATCTTGATCTGAACGCTGTTGCCAACAACATCACCATCATCTTCCAACACCTGAAGCGATGGAATCGTCAGCGTGACACGTAAACGATCAACATCTGTATCCGTGATGCTGCGAGTAACTGAAGTGCCGTTTGTAACTTCAACACCAACCGCTGTCTCTCGCTCTGTTGTGTTAAACGGTCCAGCAAGGTGTGTCTGGCCTTGCGTTCCAACACGGGTGACAACAGTAAAACCCTCAAAATTGTT